TGAAGACTATGGTTCAACAAGAGCGAATGAAGAATTTATTCGCTATATTATTTATAAAGATGCTGCTCTTACAAAACATTATTTTACAGATGAGCAATTTGCTAATTTGAGCGATACTGAAATAGAGCCTCTTTTAAAAGAACATGAAGCATGTGGCAAGAGATTAAATGAGGAAAATATCCAGCACTGCGTATTGAGAGATTTCTTCAATATGTATATTTCTCAAACAGAAGATGTTTCGGCATTTTATGGTAAACCGATTGTGCAGCTTTCTGCTTATCAATTAAAATTAGCTTTATATGCTAGAATCTTCTTTAATATCTTCCAGTATAATGAAGACATTCCAGAGCATATCAAAAAAGACCCATCTGCTGTTTTAAATTTCTCAGAAAACAAAAGAAATAAAACATCATCAACTAATTTTACCAATAAAGAATCGGCGGCAACCGCAGTTTTTGGTGCGACACAAGAAGATCTAGAATTTATTGATCCAAATGCAAAAACAATCAAGTTATCAGATGAGATTAAAAAACAAGGTGGATCAATGAACATGGAACAATTGATCGAATTAATGGGGTAACAAATTAATTTTTTGTGTAAATAAGACAAAGGAATAAGGACCATTTATGCAATCAATTCAACTTCCAGTAACCCAAACAGGATTAGAGCAAAGTATTCAACAAGCGTTAAAAAATGCTGGTAAGAATGCTCAAATTAATTTGGGAACAAATAGCCGCCAAATCAATGCATTGGCGCAGCCACTTGGAAGAATTACTGGACAAGCAGATGAGTTCACAAAATCCATGGAAGCCGCGAATGCGCGTGTATTCGCGTTCGGTGCGTCAGTGGGTATTATCAATGGAGTATCTAAGGCATTTACTGCTCTTGTAAAAAATACTATTGCTACAGAAAAAGCCTTGACTGACATCAATGTAAACTTAAATAAAAGTTCAGCAGAACTCGATAAGTTTGGCAATTCTCTTTTTGATTTAGCTAAATCTACAGGCCAATCATTCCAAACAGTTGCCGATGGCGCTTTAGAGCTTTCTAGACAAGGTTTGGATGCAGTAGACGTTGTTAAAAGATTAAATGATGCGCTTATTCTTTCTAGACTTTCTGGTCTTGATGCTCAACAATCAGTAGAAGGTTTGACTGCTGCAATCAACTCTTTCTCAAGTGCGGGCGTTACTAGCGAACAGATTTTGAATAAGTTGGTTGTTGTTTCTCAGAAATACGCCGTTTCCGAAAGAGATCTTATCGAAGGTATCAAGCGCTCTGCTTCTGTTGCAGAACAAGCTGGCGTTTCTCTTGACGAGCTTATTGGTGTTATCACAACAGTTCAAGAAAGAACTGCGCGTGGTGGTGCTGTTATCGGTAACGCTTTCAAAACAATTTTCTCTAAAATCCAAGACAAGGGCGCTCTTGAAGATCTTCAAAATTTGGGAATCCAAGTGACTGATGCTGCTGGAAAAATTTTACCAGCGACATCTATTTTACAAAATTTAGCAAAAGAATTTGAAGGTTTAAGTCAAATCCAACAAACAGACATTGCTAAAAAACTTGGTGGTGTTTACCAATTATCCAACTTACTTGCTGCTGTTAAAGACTTAGGTAGTGAAGAGTCTAAATATGCTGATATTGTAAAAAAATCACAAGGAGCAACAACACAAGCTTATCAAAAGAATGTAGCGCTCAATCAAACATTAGACGCTCTTATTAATAAAGTTTCTGTCAGTGCAGAACAATTAGGCGCTACTTTAGGAAAGATTGGATTGACTGATAATTTAAAAGGAGTATTGAATTTCTTTAGCGAATTATTAGATGGTATTCAAAATATCCTTGGAGAAGAAAGTGGATTGGGTAGTCTTGTTCGTGGATTGGCCAAGGGTATTGGTAATTTAATTACTGGACCAGGTTTGGCGTTGTTTGGTGCTATCATCCTTAAACTTTCTAAGGATTTGGTTCAATTCGGTTTTTCAAGTCTCAAGGGATTCTTTGGCATTGGGAAAGCGGCTAAAGAAATAGCTGATGTCGAAAGATCAATTAATACTGCTTTGGCAACCAATATTGGTTTGCAACAAAAACTCTTCTCATTGGAGGGAAATAGAGCAGGTCAATTAAAAGTCATAACTGACGCTTTGATTCAACAAGAAGCAGTTATCAGAAGAAGCGCGTCAATCTCAAAAGATTTAGCAAGCCCTTCTTATGGATTGGGTGTCAGAGCAACCACTCAAGGCTTGAGAGTTCCAGAAAAGAATGCTGCTGGTGGATACATGCCAGCGGTTGCAAAAGAAAGCTCTGACATTAGCAGAGGAGTTGGTGGCGCAAGATCGGGCGATAAGCCTGTTATTATTCCTAATTTTAATTTTGGCGGCGGCAAGAAGGGTTCTATTGTTGCTCATACAGGAGAGTATGCGATTCCTAATTTCGCTGGCAGTGGTGGCACAGCTATCTTCAATAGAAACATGGTGCAAAAAATGGGATTGCCTGCTGGAGCAAAGAAGATCACAGCTTCTGGGGGATTTATTCCTAATTTCGTTGATTATACACAATATTCTCAAAGTAGATTATCAAGCCTCGTTAATGGGAAAAATTTTCAAAAAAAATTAGAATCTGGATCTTTGAGTCAAGAAGAGAAATCTATCCTTGAAGCTTTAAACGCCAAAACAGCTAAATTTTCTAATACATGGAATGGTGAATTATATCCATCTAGTGTTATGCTGTTGCCTAATGCGTCATCAGGTCAAAATATTAGCCATTCATTTAAAGAACCATATGGTGGATATGATATGTTTGTTGGAAAAGCTTATGGTATAAATCCAAATTTATCTAAAGATTCGAAATTTAAAAAAATGTTAAATTTAGATTCTGCCATGGATGAATCTTTAGCTAGTGCAGCTAATTTTGTTTTGCAACAAGTGAAGCCAGATATTGATCCTCAACCAGAATCAGTAACTTCTTCAAATATAAAAAGTTTAATTAGTGCTTCTGGAGGTGCTGGAGCTTTAGGTTCAATTAGAGGCGCTTTGTTTGAAGCTGTTACAAATTCAATTATAAAAGGAGTTTCTAAAGAATCTATTGGTGCTGGAAATAATAATACTCTAGATGTAGAATTTGGCGCATCTAATAAAAGAAATGTTTTAGAAGAAATTTTCGGTTTACCAAAAAATCATTATGATTACGGTGATTATAAAAACAGTTTAGAGCAAAAAGATAAATACGTTAGACAAGTAATTGATAATTTATCTAAATCTAGAAAATCTAGAATATCTAGAGCCGTATCAGGTTATATACCAAATTTTGCTGATCCACTGAAAGATGCAATTAATCGTGAAATGGCTGCTGGAGTGCCAGCATCGCAAATCTACATTGACAAAAACCAATCTCTCAAGAGCGCATCAAATCCAATGGGTTTGATGGTTGCTAATCGTCGTGATGAGCCTATGGGTGGCCAACAGGGCATTAACCGAGCAATCAAAGAAGGTCGTAATCCAAAGACATATGGTGCTGCTGGTGGATTTGTGCCAAATTATGCAGAAAATATAAATTTCAGTCCATATATTGGGAAAAATAGACAAGACGCTTTAGCTGAAGAAACAAAACAATATGGAGAAGCTCTTATTAAAAATACAGAAGCTCTTATTAAAGCTAAAAAAGAACTAGATAAAATAACAGATAAAAATAGCGCCAAAGCCGTTGCATTGACATCAGAAATAAAAGCATTAAAAGATAATGAAAAAACATTAAAGGATAGTTCTATCGCGACAAGAAAAGTCATAACAGAGCAAACTAAAGGAATTCTTGGAACTGGGAGAACGGCGACATTACGCCAAGCCAAAGTAACAGGCTCAACTGCTGGAGGCAGCAAGGATATGCTTGGAACTATTTTTGCTGTGCAGGGAGCAATGACCGCATTGTCTGGAGCTACGGAAGGTGCTACTAGCGGTTTTGCGAAACTTACTAATGGAATTTCATCAGCAGCTAGCACTGCTACTACATTCCTTTTCGCTGGACAAGGACTCGCTCAATCTTTTGGTGGTGCAGAAAAAGGCATTGGAAAAGTTGTTGGAAAATTAGGAGTATATGGAGCAGTAGCAGCGGGTCTTTATACTGGATTTAAAGAGCTTACTAAATATCTTGATTCTACAAACCCATCTATTCAAAAAGCTTCAGAGTCAATGCTGAGAGTGTCTGATGCCGCTAGTAAAGCAGCAATTAATTTAAATACTTTAAATCCAGCACAACAAGAAATAGTTAAAAAGCAATCAGCAGATTTAATTGCTGGGGCTAGAAAATATGAAACTACTGTATATACACCAACTATGGGGACATATGGAGCTTCTAATGTTCAAACTGGTATAAACTACGCTAACTTTGAGGGTGTCAGTGATCAAATGAAAGTGGGATTTGAAAATCTTATATCACAAGCCGCAGGAGTAGGGGTTGATACAAATACAATATATAATGAAATGAGATCAAGATTTCAAAGCGGAAGTGTAATGACTTCCTCTGAGGTCCAAGATCTCTCTAATTTATTAAGTAATCAAATATCAGAAATTGCAAAAAAAGGCTCCCCAACATCAATAATTCAAGGCTTAACGGAAGAGCAGAAGAAAAAATACGCATCAATTACTCCAAAAGAGATGGAGGATGCCATTTCCAATAGAACTAATGAAGATGGATCGACTAATAATAATAATATATTAGCGGATTTACAGGAAAAATTTTTTACCGCTGGTGTCAAAGGTGATGTTGCAAGACAAGAATCAATTCGCAAAACAATAGAATTGCTGAGAGATCAACAGGCTGCTGAAGAAAATACTCAAAAAGAAGCTGTATCTAAAGTTCCAGTCCAGCTACGCGAAACAATCAAAAATATACAGCGTGAAAAACTAGAAAGAGAATCCATAAGAAAAATAGATCAGGATATATCTAAAACACGTTATAACTCTTCTGTTGCTATTGCTGGTATAGAAGCTGATTTGACGCTTTCTGCATCGCAAAGAGCTATCAAGACTCTTGAGGTTCAAAGCGCTTTAGAAAAGCAGACTGCTGAATTAGAAGCTCAAAAATCAATTCAAGAAGAATTGAATAAATTAGTTGCAGAATTTACAGATAATCCTGCGTTTAAATTAGTTCAAGATGGAGAAAAAATTGCAAGAACAACTTTGCAAGGGCTCACTACAAACGAAAATGCCAAAAAACTACTTGGAGCACCAAAAGATGAACAAGAAAACGCTGCTATCGATTTGGTTAAAGAAAGTTTAAAAGGCACTGCTTTAGCGCCTATTGAGAGTGCGGCAGTAGCTTTAGCAGATCAATTATTGAAAGCTCTCAATTTGCAAGAGAAAGCTAACCAATCTCTTGAGGATGCTAATAAAGAAAGAGAAAAATCAAAAAATCTTGAAATAGTCAAAAATAAAATTCAAGAACAGAATAATAGACTTCTCCAAGAAGCTCAAAGTAGAATATCTGCTATTGCTGATAACTACACAATGAATGCTGGAAGAGTTGCTGGAGAAATTCGTTTAAATTCTCCAAGGCAAGAATTAGCTTTAGCTCAGTATAATGCAACCACACAAGAAACAGATCCTCGCAAACTTAGAGAAGATCAAAGAAAAATAATTGACGAATTCTTCCAAAAGCAAGTTAATTTACAAGCTGAACAATCACGTATTGAAGCAGAAGCTGATTTTATCAGAAATCTAAAAGTTGAAGATAATATAAAATCAATAGATGAAAATACTAAAGCATTAAAAGATCTTTATGATTCTTTAACAAAAGAAGCAGCCATGACTCCAGAAAATGTTGCAGCAAAAAATACAGATTTAACTGGAGTTGATACAGTGCATTTGCGCAAATTAATTGCAGCAGAAGTGGGCTCACAAGGAGAAAATGCTCAAGCAGCACTTCTAGCGACAATATTTAATAGAGCGGAAAAGCAGGGTAAATCTATTAATGATATTAGCAAAAATGAGAGATATTATGCGCCTTTACAAAATCCTCAAAAATTCATGGCGACGCCTCCAATTTCGCAAGATTTATTTGATAAAATTTTAAAGAATCCGTATATAAATTCTCAATATTTGCATAATGCTACTAATAATGCTGAAGGAAGAGCTATGATGAAGAAGGAGGGTGTAAATTTTGAATCATCAGCAGCTATAATTGGAAATGAATATTTTTACAATAAACCAGGAGAATTATCGGGAGCAAAATCAACTGGAATAACATCGCAAAAAGCTTCTTTAAGAACAGCAGAAATTGGTTCAGAAGCAATTAATAAAGCCAGAGAGCTTTCATCAATACAAGACGCTACAACAATTAATGAAAAAGCTTTAGAATATGCTAAAACAGTTGCGACTACTGAAGAATCTGCGCAGGGTCTTGCGGAACAAATAAAAAATCTTGCCATTAGAATGCAACAAATTGGCAAAGAAAAAACTTTATCTGGAGAGGAAAATACTCTGAAGAATATGGCTCAATCTGCGCAGGATGTTGTAAGATCTTTAGCTTATCTAGACAAAGTAAGTATTGAACAATCTATGCAACAAGCTCCTTCTACATTCTCAGAAGGAATGGCAAATGGATTTTTACAGATTCAGGCAGATGGTCAAAACTTCGCTTATCTTTTAGGAAAAGATATTCCAAAGATGTTTGCTGAAGGCATGTCCAATGCAATTAATTCAGCAATCGAAGGATCTAAATCTATTGGTGATGCTTTAAAATCTGCCGCATATGAATTTGTCAAAGCTATTAATCAAAAATTAATGGGCAATTTGGTAGATAAAGCTGTTGGAGGTTTGGGCAATTTAGGAATGAGCTTTTTCCAAACTAAAGCTGCTGGAGGTATGATTACTGGCGGATCTGGAAGCAAAGATGATGTTCCAGCAATGCTTATGGGCGGAGAATTTGTTATGAACAAAAAAGCCGTGCAAAAGTATGGCCCAGATTTCTTGAATGCGCTCAACAGCGGATCTATTGGTGGATATGCAAAAGGTGGACCAGTTCAAAGAGGACCGCAAGGAAACTTTTATACACCAGGTCAATACGGATCGGGCGCAATCTCTGGTTCTAAGAACTTGTTGGATTTTGCAACACAATCCTATAGCAGTGGCAAAAGAGACGAAATCATCAACAGTGGTAATTTTGCTTCAATCAATTTGGAAGCGGAAAGCGCAAGATTAACTAATTTCGGCAGACAAAACAATCCTGCCGCAGATGCATTAAGATCGGCAAAAGAAGAAGCTTTCTCTTTATACTTGAGAGATTATGAAGCCAAAAAAGAAGAACAAAAGAAACAAAAGGAACAATCTAAGGCGCTAAAGAATCAATTATTGATGCTTGGTATTTCTGTTGTCGGTGGTTCTTTAGTTAAGTCTGCGGCGACTGGATTTGGCAATGCTTATACTCAAGCTCAAAATTTAGGCCAAGGATATATGTCATCTTTAGGCGCTGGAGTAGAAGGAATATGGAGTGGATATAACGGATCTGGAGGATTGGCTAATATATTTAGCGATACAGCATTCACTCCTCGCGCTAAAATTGTTGGCGACGTAAATGGAATGCCATACGCAAAATATAGAGCTACAGGAGGAATGATCCCTCCAACATCTGGAATCGACACTGTATCTACAATGCTTACTGGTGGAGAATTCGTGATGAATCGTGCGGCTGCTCAAAACATTGGCGCGGGCAACTTGCAATCATTGAACAGCGGAGCAAAGTCACTTCCAACAGAAGAAAAGAGCGAAGAATTGAACGACAGATTGATCTCTAAGCTTGATGAGTTGATCGAGGCATCAGGTGCCGCAGGCAACATCACAATCAACGTAGAAGGCGGCTCTGGCAAGTCTTCTGAGACTTCTGATGGCAAGAGTGCAGAAGGCAAGCAACAGCTTGCTAGACAGATCAGAGACGCAGTTCTCAAGGTCATCCAAGAAGAGAAGAGACTCGGTGGTCAATTAAGAAGAGGAATGTAATATGTTCGGACAAACAACCAACTACGAAAACAAACTATTCATTTCGGGCCAAGAAGTTTTTGGCGTCGAAAACTTAGATATTTCATATTCTAATTCTCCAGTTGTTTCTAAATATCTTGGATTCACTAAAGGAACAACTACTGTTAATGGCGCGACTCAGCAAAAACTCAGCATATCAAGAAATCTTATTTACCAAGATCCTCTGTTGAGTTATACTGGGTCCGCGCAGATAAGCGGAAGCGTTAATTATAACAATAATAGCTATGGATTTAAAAGCGGATTCCTTGAGGAGTATATGGTAAACTGCGCAGTTGGATCAATACCAAAAGTCAGCACCAATATAACAATTTACGATGAATTAAAAACTGGAGCAAACGATGCATCTGGATCAGTCGCTGCGCCGACTTTTTATATTCCAAACCAAGGTTCTATTTCATTGACATGTGATAATTCCTCCACCAATAGAGTTGTTGGTTTTGATTATTCAGTTAGATGCATTAGAAAACCAATTTATAACGTTGGTTCAAAATTCCCAACAGAGATAGCGTTGATTGCGCCTTCAGAGTTTTCAGCAACAGTTCAGATAGAAGTTGACGATGCGTTTCTCGCTAGTGGTATGGAATTTTTATCGAAAAGACAAAATAAAACATTATCATTTTCTATAAAGTCTAGAGATAATTCCGTCACTTTACAACAACTGTCAATACCAAACGCATCATTGATTGGTGAAAGTTTATCTAGTAGCGCGGACGGGGGCGTGAAGATTACATTAAATTACATAGGACACTCATGAGCGCATTTTACGACAGAACAACAGGCAATATAACTGGAGCCGCAACATTAACCAGCTTGAGCTTTGAGCCAGTGTATGGTTCTAGAGCTTCATTTGATTCAAGAGCAAACATATACGAAACCCAAAATGGATATTTCAACATAATTCCAATGTCAGTTAATAGCCTGAATGCTAAATTTGAGTTAAGATACGATCTTAATGAAACGGGCGCTCAAGCATTAGTTTCTTATATCGAGAAGCAAGAGGGCAGCAAACTATTTGCTTTTTCTGACGCTTCTAACTTTTACAAAACAATTAGCGGTGTGTGCGATAATTATGCAATCAATCATGTTAATAAAAACCATTATGAAGTGGCGGTATCTTTTGAAGTTAATCAAGCTCCGACTTTACTTAATTGGTCTGGTATGACATTTGTTAATAGCCCATTACAAAAATGGTCGAGCGCGACATCATACAAAAAATATGATATTGTTTACAGCGGAATCAGCGATAACAAACTAAACAACTATTATTATTGCAGCGGAGATCACACATCATCTAGCGCTTCTGTAGATGGACCTACTGGATCATCGTCAAAATGGACTCAAGCGTTTTTCTTTGAGCCTGATGTTGCGTTTCAAAACGATGTAGCTATAAAAGTAGATAAAATTGAATTCAAAAACTCATTCATCCAAAGAATGAAAACAAGAAGAAATTTAGCGCAAACAAACTTCTCTTATAAATACAGCAATGTATCGACAAGGCAGGCGAAAGCGATAATTCATTTCTTGGAGAATAAAGCTGGCTATAGAAAATTTTTACACATTCCGCAATCAGTGTATAATAGAGAAAAAGTATTCTACGCGCCTTCTTGGAGCCACACTTTTAAATATTATGATTCTCATGATATTGAAGTTTCATTGATCGAAGATCCATTAGGAGTAATACCAACAGGAACATGAAAAAAATAGTCATAAAAAGCAATGCGGCCTTCGCATTAATTGGAAATTCTCCAGCGTGGACAACTGGGCAAGACTCAGGAAGATTGCTGTCTCTTGTTCAGAGTTCTGATTGTTCAATATCAACCGATAGACAAAAAATCAAACAAATCGGAAGCCAAGACTATGCCGTAAATGATATTATGAAAGCTCCAGATGTTGAGCTATCTATGAGTTATTATTTAAGTCCTTATTTAAGCAATGAATTATTGTTTGGCTTGCAAGGCTCTGGAAATAGTTATGAACCAGCGCTTTCAAATTTACAAGGCAAGAATAACAACATATATCTATTGATTAATACAGAAGATGGAGTAGATGGTTTTTCTGAGCCTAAAAAAGTGTCGCCAAATTTCAGCGGATACAATGCAATGAATTTTGGCAACTGCTATCTCAACAAATATGCTGTCGCTTTTGCAATTGGGCAGATTCCAATTGTTTCTGTAGGATTCGCGTCTTCTAATCTAAGATTTGAATCTTTAACTGGCAACTCTATGTCAATACCAGCGATCAATAGTGTTTCTGGTAATAATAGTGGATCTGGTAATTTGAATTTGGCAAATCTATATCAAACAATAACTGGATCTTATATTAGTCAAGATTTGGAATCAAGAACAGAATACAATGCGCCAGTAGCTTTGCCGAGCGTCAGCACTTTTTCATTACAAAATCTACAAATCGGTGGCGTCAATTTGAGCGAATCATCTTCTCCACTTTTGCAGTCTTTTTCTTTAGATTTGGATTTATCAAGAGTGCCGCTATATGGACTTGGCAGCAATTATGTTTTTGATAGAAAACTACTATTCCCAAACAATGGGCAAGTGCAGATTTCTTGTTTAGTTTCTGGATTGGCGACTGGACAACTGCAATCAATGCTAACAAATGAAAGCGGCTATTCTCTCGAAATCTCTTTCTCTAACCAAACAAGACTAGAATCTGGTTTTTATAAAATAGAAAATGCAAAACTAGAAAACTCCAGCTACTCAATTCAGGTCAATGGCTCGATGCAATTTAACGCAACATACTCATTCGCCGCAAATGAAACTGGAGGATTCTTTATGAAGAGATTATTAGGTCAAGCTGGAACGTATGCCTCATTTGATATTCTAGGAGCTTTTGTTCCTTAATCTTTAGCATTGAAGTCAACAGTAACATGCTTGTTCTCAAACTTCTTCTTTAGCTGATCTGGGTGCTTTGCGCCCTTTCTTGCTTTAGAATAGTTGTCAAAATACTGCTGTTTGACTGGATCAACTCCACCTGCTATCTCGGCTCTTTTAGCGCTCAGTTCAGCGCTCCTATCGATCAGGTCGCCATATGTTCCCTTTTTATTGTATGTTTTTTCAGTAAATTGCTGAGAACTAAATGGATCGACAACTGAATCGATAGAAGCCTGTGGAACCGTAAACACTCTTTTCCAGCTATTTTCATCACCATTTTCACCAAAGTATTCATGCTTTTCCTTCATTGACTGAAAGACTTCTCGATATTCATTGGTGCTTACGTTGTGATAGATATAGACTGGCATGAGTAATTATAAACTTAATTAGAGAAAGATTCAATAATCGAATCAACAGTTCTTGAGTATGTCATTGTTTTACCCAATTCAATGCCCTTTTTATTAGAAGATGAAGACTTATTCGCGGCAGTTTCCATAGCAGAAATCGCGACATCTTCATCCCAAGTATAAAACACTCCTTGATTGAATTCTTGACCTTCTAGGAAGAAGTATCCATCAGCAGACGGCATCTGTCCATTCACAGGAACCATAACTGAGTTTTCCTCAGTCGCCCAATCAAGGTGAGATGTGGCTCCCAATACGACAGACCACTTGCCTAAGCAAGTAGCATTGAAGCTCGGTAAATTCCAGCCTTCTCCACCACTAAGACCAGTAAGATCCACATCAATAGCATTCAAGAATTCATTTACTTCTTTATTAGTGGCCAAATATGGTAGGAAGTTAATATTGGTATATCTCTTTCCGCCCAAAATATTTGAGATCGCCAACTGCATTTGCTCTGGCTTAAAGAATGGATTAGTGATACAGCAGGATAGCTGATAACGATTATCATTGCCGAACTTCTTGAGCCAAGCTTTGATAATCGCGGCTGTATGCTTTCTCTTTTCGAGTTTGCCCATCAATCCAAAATGAATCACTCCTTCTAGATATTGCTTATTTGTAGGCTTAAAATCTTGGTCAAATCCAAGAGGAAGAAATGCTGTATTGTCGCATCCAGCAGCATCAAAAAGATCTTTGGAATATTTTGAGCTAAAGAATGTCAAATCCTGAGACTTGCAAACAGAAACCTCATGCTTGGTTGGTTGGCTACATTCATAAAATGTATACAAATGCTGCTTTGGAGTCTTGCGATTTTCTCCACCATTAAGATGCCACAGCTTAAACACTGGAGTTTTTTCAGAAAGAAAATCGAGTCTTCTGTCAATACTTGTTTGAAGCCACTGACCAAATGATTGATCTAATGAATACGCAGAGAGATCGGGATTCCCGATTGGGAACAGCCCGATCTCAACGTTCTTCTTATACATTTCTCTTAGAATGTTGAATGAAACATTCCCAAAGGAAAGCTGGTTAATGGGGCATTCTACTATTAATTTTTTCATATTTAGTTTTGGTAATGTGAAATCGCTATGTGTAATATATTATATGATAATATATCAAATTTTAAATAAAATAAATAATAAATGCTATATTGGGCAAACAGCTACTTCTTTTGCCAGAAGATATGATAATGGGGGATGGCATATTCAAAGCAATAATTATTTAAGAAACGCAGCGCGAAAATATGGGCTAGAAAATTTTGAAATAAATATACTAGAGGACGGTATATGCTCAATTAATGAATTAAATGAAAAAGAGATATTTTATATAAAAAAATTTAATTCAATAATGCCGAATGGATATAATTTAATGGAGGGCGGGCAAAGAACTTTAGATAGGTGTCATCATGAAAAATCTAAAGAAAAAATGTCTAGATCGCAAAGAAAAAATTCAGAAAACAACTACAGGTTTTTGAATCATCATACAAATAAAATTGTTGAGGTTGCAAACCTAAGTAAATTTTGTAGAGAAAACAATCTTTCTCATTCCATGATTTGCAACGTTGCCAATGGAAAATACAAAAGACATAAAAACTGGACGCTTCCAAAAACTAAATTAAAAAAATGGATACTAAGAGATCCAATCGGAAACACTCATTTAATTTTAGAAGGAGAATTCCGAGCGTTTGAAAAAAATCATAATATAAAAAGATCAGGAATATATGCCTTGATTCACAAAGGATATAAATCCCACAACGGATGGACAGTTGTGGGATTTAACGAGCATCTTTTCATTAATTAAAAGGGGATTTCGTCCTCATCGCCGCCATCATTTGAAGCAGGTGCTGAGTTTCCAGAAGCAGCAGCAGGAGCGTCATCAGACTTCTTTGTGCCACCGCCCAAGAACTTAACTCGATTTGCGCGAATGAAATTCTTTGATTGAGTCTTTCCGTCATTGCCTTGCCATGAAGACAGGCAAAGTTCACCCTCGACAAGAACTTCGCGACCTTTAGCGAGGAACTTGGAACAAACTTCTGCGGTCTTTTCCCAAGCTTCAACGTCAATGAAACACTTGTTCTTTGCGTTGTTCTCAGAAATGCACATACGCATAGTGCAGATTGTCTTTCCTGTGTTTGTGTTGCGGGTGATTGGATCGTTTACTAGGTAGCCCGCTGCGATAATTGTGTTATACATTTGTTATTTCTTTCTTTATTTTTTGAATGAACTTGTTGTGAATATCAATACATCCTTGAATACTCATATTAAGAGATTTTGATATTTCTTTCCATGAGTGAGCTTTAGTATAACCGAAGCAGTATCTCATGTCAAGAATTTTTTTGATTCTTTTGTCTGGATTTTTGTTTGCCAAATCAATGATTTTTAAAATCAATTCTTGTTGTTGAAAATCCGATAGAAAATCCTCGGAGCTAGACTTTTCTTTTATAGAATCATCCAAAGGCTCTTCTACCATTTTTTTATTCTTATTAAACATGTTGAGGCACCTCCATCGGGTGTCGTTATCTAAATAAGTTGAGAATTTGGTGTTTTTTTCTGGCTGGAATTTTAATGCGGCAGAATAAATAGAATAATCCTTATCCAAAAGTATTTCCTTCTTATTCATAAATGAACATGAGTCAGAAACAGTTC